TTAAAAAATGTATGAATTGTGGATTTAACTTAAAGGATAAATGATATGACAGTTGGAAATATTTTAATGACTATATGTAATATGCACGTGGTTGAATTATTGTTTGTTCTCATATCTATGGCAATTATGATGGGTCTATTGTTGTTAGTAGTGAGTGTGTTGGAGTGGATTTTTAAAAAGTATTTAAAGGATAAACAGCAATGAAAGAAATCATTTGCCAAGATTGTAAAAAAAGAATAGAAACCCCTGATTGTGGAGACGGAACTTTTGATTATTCTGAAGTATTTGAATATAGAGGATTTAACTTTCATGGAGAATGTTTATTAGATGAGGGAACTAATAAAGAAGCTAAAGCCGAAAATAACAAGGCTAAAGAGTTCATAGATAGTATTATAAATTTATTTAAAGGAAAGTAATATGAAAATTAACAAAGCTATTCAAATATTAGAAGATTCTTTATTAAAGTTAAATTATAAAAAAGAACAACATACTAAAAAACTAAGTGATATAAGAGTAGACATTAGAACAGTAAAAAAAACAATAAAGATCTTAAATAGTCAGAGATCAAATAGAAAAGCATTGTTAAGTGTTCTAGTTAAGGATAAACAGTAATGAAAGAATTAAAATACATCGTGTGTAGTTTAGAACTAGCTAAAGAGTTAAAGAAAAATGGGTATCCACAAGAGAGTTTGTTTTATTGGGCAGATTATGGCGTTGTAATTCATCCAGACAAAGATATAAGAGTTTTGTGTGAAGGTGGACGCATAAAGAATGTTGAGTGGTTTCCAGCCCCAACAGCAACAGAACTACTTAATGAGTTGCCATCTGAGGTAGATGATACAAAACTTATAGAAAAATCTGGTGTTCCAGTTGAGTGGAATTACCCAGCATCAGAACCAGAATACTATCCCAAATTATTTATTGATAAAGGAGAGAGTGATTATAGTGTTTGTTACTCAACGCCACATATTTCAAACCAACAAGATGAATCACTACCTAACGCACTAGCCAAAATGTACATTTATTTGAAAAGTGAGGGATTAATTGATGGCTAAAAAAGGATACAAAATTACTCCAGCTGTTATTGAAAGATTAAAAAAAGCAAGATCTAATATTAAAAACAGGAAGTGTTCTGAGGAAACAAAGAAAAAACTTAGTATTGCTAATACTAATAATCCAAAATTAAAAATAAAAAGAAGTAAAGAGTTTAAAGAGAAACTTAGTAAGATAGCAAAAGAAAGAGGTTTGGGAACTATAAATAAGGGAAAGAAACTCAGTCTTGAAACTAGGAAAAAAATGTCTGAGAGTAGAAGAATGGAAAAACACCCCAATTGGAAAGGTGGGAGAATAAAAGACGGTAGGGGATATATAAGAATAAAAAAAGATGGCGTTGGCTATAAAGCAGAACACAGAATAATTGCAGAAAATACAATAGGTAGAGAATTATTACCAGATGAAGATGTTCACCATATAAATGGTATTAAAGATGATAATAGACCAGAAAATCTTCAAGTATTAAGTCACGAAGATCATTTAAAAATAACACACCAAGGAAATAGAAAACAAGAAGGACTTTTATGAAAGAATTAAGAGAAAAGATAGAAGAATCAAAGAAATGGATAGGAATAGCTTTAAGAAAGGCTATTTTTGAGGGATATGATGCTGGTAAAAAACAACACAAAACTCCTTATGATTATACTTTAGATACCGATAAAATAGGAGAAAAACACTTTAAAATAATAATGGGTCAAATTGAACAACTCCTCTTAGAACGTGATAAGGAAGTGGTTGAAGTAATTGAAGAAATAGGGTTTGATAGTGAAAATCCATCTTGGAACAAAAACCTAATAATTGGATGTAGAGAACCCAATGAACTAGGTCTATGGTCTTATGCTGAATTTAAAAATAGAAATGAATTACTTAAAACCTTAAAGAAAGACTAGTTATGCCAATAGATAAAACAATAAGTGAAGAACTAGATAATATTTTTGAAATGATGCCTAGTGAAAAAAGATTTGTAGAAGAAGAAGCAGAAAATGGTGGTTATGAAAAAATAGAGGCTTATCAGGCTATTGAGAGACTTATTAAAAAAGTAGAAGCCCAAGCACATAAGCATTGTATAGAGATAGTCAGAAAACACAGTAACCATAATGATAAAAATTGTGTGAGCGAAATACTTGAATTACTTAAACAAGAAAACAATGAATAACTGGCTATATTTAAAACTATCATTATTAAGAGATAAAGACATTCCAGGGTTTTTAATAGTATTTATAGACTGGATAAGGGAGAAATTATGAAAAGAAAAGAAATTGATAGAGGAGAGTTTCAATTAACAACAACAGAAGATGAGGGATTGTTAGTTTTATTTAGAGGATGGTGGTATTCACTAGCTGATGGATTTATAGGTGGAGGGATTGTTAAGAGTAGATACGATGAAGGTAAAGAAACTTACCTAGAGGCTAATAGAAAGGATTTAGAAAACTATACACAAGATGAATAACTACGAACAAAACAACCAACAACCTAGTCATTGGATAATAGTATTTTTTATGTTTCTATTCACAGTAATGTTTTCTTATATGGTGTCTTACTTATTTTGGTATGGTCTTGAAATGGAGTTAATGTTAAAAAATATAGGAGAGATAATATGAAATTAAACTCAAATAGTGCTAGAGAAATTAGAACACTGGCTAAAAATAAGACTATTACTCATGGAGAAATGGCTAGATACTATGGTGTTTCTATCCATACAATTAGAGATGTTATTTATAGGAAAACATGGGTTGATGAAAATCACACTTACGCTCAATTAAAAAATAACTCTATGATAACAGCTTCTTTAATTAGTGATGTCTTACCAGTCGCAAAAGACTTAAAAGAACTAAATAAGTGGTGTGAGAGGTCTACTGATCGCATCATGGGGGATGCTATTAATCCTTATTCAAAATAAATTACCTATCCAGCCAAGTAAGGCTTGAGATAGTGTTTTATATTCTTCTTCTGTGGGTTCGTTTCTATGACGTTCCTTATGTTCTTCAACTCTTAAAGCTCTAGCGTTGTTTTGAGTGTTCACAAGGTCTTCTGGTATACCTTCTCTCTTTGCAAAATATATTGGAATTATGTGATCTACTTCTAATTTTTCGTCTGGGTTACCTGGGTTTTCTTCGTGCCATTTAGTAATTGCTTTGTCTTTTACTTTCTTTGAAAATTCGTAACGACCACGTCTTCCCATTTATTTCCTTGTTTTATTTTACTAATTTAGTAATAGCGTGTTTAACAGATCCTCCTAGTAATGCTAAATCAATTAACATTAATGACTCATAGACTTTAGGGTCTAAGACTTCATAAATATCTGCAATCTTAATTACAACTGCAAGTCCCATGAAGATAAATGATTTGTAACCATCTACCATTTTTAAATATTTCATATTACTTTCCTTTAAATAAATTTATAATACTATCTATGAACTCTTTAGCCTTGTTATTTTCGGCTTTAGCTTCTTTATTACGAGCAACATCTGTTTCAACTTGTTCGACACGTTTCATGAGTCTTTCAAGTTCTTCTTTCAAAGATTTAACTTGTTTCTCTAACTCTGAGTTTTCTTCTTCTAAAGATCTTTCAGTTTTAGCCCATTCTCTTTCTTTTTTAACAAGTTGACTCTGAACTTCACTAAAATCACTAACTACTTTCTTAGCTAGGTTTTTAACTAGGTTTTCATCTGCTATTTCTATAACTGTATGAGGATCAAGGATTGTAACCATCTCTCTTAAAAAAGAGTCTACGTTGTTTTTATAGTCCTTTTGATTATCTTTTTCTGTTTGTAGTTCAATTTCTAGTTTTTTAACATAATCTTTTCTATCTTCGTTTTCTTGTGAAAGTGATTCTATTGTTTCATCTTTAATTTTAGCCTCATCTACTAGAATTTTATGTTGTGACAAGCAAGCTTCTAGGTCTGAGTTATCCACAGGTTTTTCCACACTGTCAATAACTTCAACATTAAAGATTGCACATCCAGTTGGTGCATAATAACTTGTAGCCTTTTCATTACCAAACCACGGATCATTCATTCTTTGACCACCGATATAAAGTACCCAGTGTTTACTAGCACCTATCCTTGAACCGTTTACTTCCACTAAAGCAGGTAGATTAGAGGATACCTTAGCATTGTCATAAGACCATACTCTTTCAACTGATTTTACCTGTGGAAAGGCTTTTGGAATGGATGACCAAACGATAAGATTTCCTTGAGAGAAACCGTTTACTAATTTTAGTTTATCATTTACTTGATCTGGGGTATAGTTTCCACCGTAGTGGTTTAATAACATCGTTAAAGATGTGAGTGTGCATCCATAATCATGGATAGTTGTGTTGCTTGTACCTAGTTTCTTATTTGCCCATTGAGGGTCACGTTGTGATAAAGCTTTTGGCATAGACCTTTTTATAATTAATATTGCTCGTAAATTGTCGTTGAATTTATTTCTGCTTCGTATATTGCTGTATGAATGTAGGAAGTCTTTATGTAGTTAAGAATTGTATAAGTTATTATGATAAACATCATTGCGTAGCCAATTGCTATAATAGTTATTAAATTTTTTTGACTCATTGTTTTATTCCGCTATTAACTAGTAATGTTAGTAATCCTATTATTATAAATCCAATTATAGTTTTTAATCCGTAGTTAGTCAAATTATCGAACCTTTTGATTTTTTTTCTTAGAGAATCAATCTCTGTCCTAAGTATAGTTAGTTCTTCCTTACTAACATAGCCCTCTTTGAATTCATCTCTTAAATGCTCTATTCCGTTTTTAATTTCGTCTATACCCCTACTCATATAATCCAATGTTTGTTGCATTAGTTTTATAGCAATAGTATTGTCTTGAACCTGAGTACCAGATGTGTAATCGGAAGTAGTATTTTTTTTTGTCATGATTTTTTCTTAAATATGTTACTAGCTACACGTCTAATATTACTTAGTTTTGGTTTTCGTTTTCTTTTAGTTATTGTTATTACTTTTTTCTTTTTTGCCATATTTTATCCTTTATGTATTCTGATATTCATTTAAACTAAATCTTACATCTACATCTACGTTATTTGCGTCACTATCTGCTGTGAAAAAAAGCACATCTGTAGCACTTAAACCAAATCCTATTGGATCAATTATTTGTATACCTAGTGAAACTGATGTGTCAATGTCTTCTCTAAATACAAGAAATTTAGAATCAATAGATCTGTTATAAACCCATCCTTTGATTAATACCGTTGGTGTTTTAGAGCTTGATGATATTGCTATTTTTAAAAATTTAGCAACTGCTTTATGGTTTGATCCTACATGAAAAATAGCTTGTTGAGTGACACCTTCTCCTGCTGGAACTACTGCCATTTTTGCACCACCAGTTGTATGTGTTATCAGTATTTCACTCACATTCACATCATTTGTGCCAGTGCCAGATACTGCAATACGATTGATTCCAAAACCTGAAAAAGAAGTGGTATCTGCACCATCTGTACCAAGAGTGTGTGTTGATATGACTTCGTTTCCATCACTATCTAGATAATAAAAGGTTAATTCTGTTGCCCCTGTAGTTCCTGCACCATCTGTAGTTCCTCCTGCTGTGCCATCATAAGCAATATCAAAAGTATAAGCCGTTGTAGCTGGGGTGTAATTTCCTGTAGTAGCCCAGACTGTTTCATCTCCACCTGATGTTGTTAGACCTGTTCTATATCCAAACTTATTCCATCCAATTACACCACTTCTATTTCCAATTTTTATTTCATCTTGTGGAATAGATGTTATTCCACTTAAAAGAGTTGTTTGTGATTGTTGTTCTGCTAGAGTTGATGCACCTGTAGGAAGTGGTAAGGATGAAATGCCTTCACCAACATTAGTACCATCTGGGTTTGTTACAACCCCACCATGTACTGTTGGTACTGCTGTTGATTTAATACTATCCATATTTTAGTTTCTAGCTTTTAGTTTAAACTTCTTACCAAAAGCTGATTTATTGTTAAATACGTTTTTTGGTGTATCATATACTGATGATCGGACTCTTTGCTGTTTTACTACTGGCTTTGATTGCTTTGATTGGCGAGATGATGTCTCGTTAGTTTTAGTTTTATCTCTTACACCAACCTTAAATGAAGTTTGAGGTAGTTTTTTTACTGTGCTAAAAGCTGTTTTTCCAAATCTACTTGTTGGTTTGGATAGCCTAGGAAGACTAGTCCCTTTTTGTAAGAATTTACCCATACTATTCATAACCCTTGGATTGTTTAAGGCAACTCCACCAAGTCCACCTATTAACCCTGTTACTAGTGGGTTTCTATCTGTTGAGTATCCTGCAACTGCACCAACTCCAAATCCTGCCCCACTTGGTTTAAATGAGTTTATTAATTGAGTTCCTAATCCCGTATTAGCTTTTTTACCAACAACATCTTGAGCTGTTCTTAAGCCTCTTAATTCTCTACCAGCTAATTTAGAACCAGGTCTTAAAGTTTCTCTTGCATCTTGTCCTGCTATAGCCATTCTCTTACTTAAATTAGATGATAGAGGATCTCCAAGGGCTGATGCACTTGACTCATTAAATAATTTGCTTATTTTATTTGTTAGGTCTGTATCTGTTAATGGTTTTCCAGTCTTTAATGATTGATTATATGCTTCTTCAAATAACTGTTTTGATAATCTTCTTGATTGTGGAGTATCTAGTTTTTCAGCTTTAATAGCTTCATTAAGTAGGTTATCTATGTATGGTGTTCTACTAATTTCTCCACCAGTTCTAGTTAGTTTATTAAATCCTTTTTGAGAACCTGATGTTATATCATTAAGTGTTTTTAAACTTCCTCTATTAGATCCTTTAAGACCTAATCCTTCTAAATAATCAATAACCTTAATAGCTTTTTGTGATTCATCTGTGACACCAATTGCATCAGCAACTTTTTGTATATCACTAGCACTTAGTTTATAACTTTTTTCAAGTAATACTCTTGCTGCATCATCTGTTATGTTTCCAAGTTTTCTTGATTTACCTAAACCCCTGCCAGCTTTAGCAAGTTTTGATGATCTAAAAGCATTAGCACCTGCTCCAAGTAAAGGAATATCTGGTGTTAATAACTCAGCACCAAAGCCTATACCCATTCCAAGCTTACTATTAGGATCAATTCCTAATGTTTCTGGTGCTTCTGTGAAAACAGCTCGTTTATTTTTAATTCCTTCTAAAACACCCAATCCTTTAGCTCCAGTATCTTGACCATATTTAGAACCAAAAGCTCTTTGTCCTTGATTAAGTACTCCACCAATCGCAAAAGAAGGAAGACTTAATAGGTTAGCTGCTCCAGTTGCTACTCCACCAAAGCCTTTATTTCCTCCAGTCAACCAACCTCTAACACCAGTTCTTCTAGATATTTCACTATCTATTTGTTCTGGAGTAAATCCAGCTTGTTGTGCTGCTTGTGCAAATCCTTTTGTGTCAAATGCCATTTTATCCTCCAAATTGTTCTGCTAATGAGCTTATATCAGCTCCTGGAACAAAAGTACCTTGTCCTTGGTATCCTGATCCTGTTCTAATTCTTAACTCGTTTTCTAATTGTCCTAATTTTCTTTCAATAGTTTGAGTGTCATCTGCAAAAGTTGGTAGTAGTCCTTTAAAGGATTTTTCTTCCTGTTCATTAATTGCACCACCAGATCTTAATCTACCAATAATATCTGACATATTATTTACAGATGATTTATAGCTTCTATTTGCTAATGGGTTAAGACTTCTTGTCACACCTGGATCTGATTGTATGTAATTTCTAATATCTGCCAAAACATCTAATCCGTTAGCTGCAATCTTTCCTTTATCATCTAAATCTTGTAATCCATCACTACCTCCAAAAGCTTCTTTGTTTTTTACAAAAAATTCAAACTCAGCCTGATTAGTTGGTTGTCCTGTAGCCATAAACTCAGGAGTAAATGATTGTACTTTTGCTAAGTCATTCTCTAATTCTTGTTGTTGTAGTCCAAATTGGTATTTGGTTTGAGCTAATGAATCTTCAATGTCATATACATATTGTTGTGACTGTGAATATGCTTCTTTAAGACCTTGAGCTGTTGTTAAATCGTTGTTTGCTACAGCATATTGAATATCACGAGATAATTGATTCATCTTTTGTTCTTCTTGGGCTATAGTAGCTCTTGCGTTTCTTTCAGCTGTTCTAACAGTCATGTCAATTTCTGCTAGTTGGTCTGCTTTAGCTTTCAAGTTTTGTTGTGTGAATCTATTAAACTCACTGTCTTGATTAGCTGTTTCTTGTGCAAATGAACCCTCTCCTCTTGAATCTAGTGTTCCAAGTCCTGCAAATGTTCTTTGTGTTTGACCTTGAACATCACGCCTTGCTAGTGCTGCCTGTCTTTGAGCATCTCCGTAGTAATCAGATGTTTGATCTTTTTGTCTCTCTCCACCTGCTATTAAATCAGCAATACTAGCTTCTGTATTTCCTTTAAACTGATTAAAGTTTTCTTGAGCAACTGGTATTTGTTCTAATAGTTGTTGGTTATTAAGTTGTCCTTGTGCTCTCAAAAACTCTAGTTGATCTTGTAGTCTATTGTTTTCTGTGCCAATTCTATTTTGACCTGCATTAGAGATGTATTTCATCCAGTTTTGTGATGGATCTACTTGTGGTTGAGCCTGTGGTTGTGGTGTTGGAGCTGGTGCTTGGTATCTTCCAGCATTTGGGTCAACACTCATGTTTTGTTTAGGTGCAACGCTCATAGGACCAACTGCTCTTGGTCTAGATTGTGGACCTTGAACTCTAGGAGTTGCTGTTTGAGGTTGTTTTTGACCCCATGGCAATATTCCTGTGTTAGTTCCCCAAGGTAGTGTTTGAGGTGGTTTATAAGGAGTAGGTGCTGGTCTAGCAGTACTTTGTTGTGTCTGTTGAGGTTGTTGTCTTGTTTGAATAGTTGGTTGTTTGGTTAAACTACTAAGATAATTAGGTGTTGAGTAAGTACTAGCCTTTACAGCTGGTTGTCTAGGAGCTTGGTAGTTACTTGCGTTTGATGCATAATTAGAACCATATCCAGAACCTTGTATTCTAGCTTGACTACTGTTTTGATTTTGTGATTGGTTTAGTGGTTTTTTTCTTTTTGAAAAGATGTTGAAAGCCATGATTATCTCCTAAATATGTTTCTTAAATAACTACTTGCTCTTGAAAAGACATTTCTTTTCTTAGGAGCTGGTCTTGATTGTCTTCTTACTGCTGTGCTTTGCTGAGGTGCTGAGCTACCAACTCTATTACTCTGTTGTGGAGCTGATGGTCTTCTAGGTGCAGATACTCTTGGAGCTGGTTTTCTTGCAACACTCATTTGAGGTGCTGAACTTCCTGGTCTATTACTTTGTTGTGCTGGTCTTGAAGGAGAACTTGGTCTACTAATATTTTGACTTGGTCTATTAACACTCATATTTGGTTTAGCAATAGACATATTAGGTCTGCTAATATTTGCACTTGGTGTTGAAGGTTTAGCTAAAGACATTTGTGGTCTAGCAACACTCATTTGAGGAACTGATCTAGACATATTTATTTGAGGTGTTGAATTAGCAAATATATTTTTTGCTGACGGTGTTGCTCCTGGAAGATATGCACTCTTTGCACCTGCTGTACTTGATCTAACATCTCCATAGTATTTATTTATAGAGTTATTATATTCATCAACTTGTCTATTATAATTCTCAACTTCTCCACGATCATATCCTTCTTCAAAATTGATACGATCCATAGGTTTATATTTTTCTCTTTCAAAATCAATAAACTTTTCTGTTGCTGCACCAATATCTTTAGAACCTCCAAAGACATTACTAATGTTACCTATATCTTTAAAGAAGTCATTGTTGAATAGGTCTAGTGTTAACGCTCCACCTTGTAAGTCTTGTGCGTTTGGTTTTAAAAACTTCTGATATGTTTCTGATCCACCATACTTGAAGAACGGGTCACGAATATCATTTTTAGGAACATTAGCTAGGCTTGAGGCTGTATCCATAACAGAAGAAAACTGACCAGCTTGTCCTGGTTGTTCTGCTGTTCCAGCAACGTCTCCAACTGCTCTTTTTTCAACTTCTTGTTTTGGTGTAAATACGTTCTCTAAAGCACTAATTCCAGCTTGTCCTAGTGACTTAACACCCTGTCCTGCTTGACCTAATGCGTCTTGTCCTGCTGATTTAATTTCTCCACCAATATCTTTAATGTTTTGTCTAATTCCTGGTACGGGTGCTTGTGGGTCTGAGCCTATCTCATTTGCAAAAGCCTGACCAGTTCTCTTTGTTTGACCTCCAGCAATTGATTCTGAAAGACCACCTTCTGGAACACCTAAAGTATCTCCAATTCTTTCAGTAATATTTCCTGCTAATTGTCTAAATGGATTATATATATCTGGTTGTTGAGATAATGATTGAACACGAGCTTGTTTTGCTTCTGGAGTAATTAAACCCTCTGAAACTCCAAACTCTCCTTGAATAGGATTTAATTGTTTTATTTCATCTACTGTGGGGATAGCTTCTTTTGCAGTATTAAACACGTTTTGAGGTGCTTGAGTGACTGCTGATAAAGCATCTGTTGTAGGTGTTGGTATCTGTTGTTGTGGTTGTTCAAAAGATTGGTTTATTTGTTGGGGCTGTGGTGCTTGTACTGGTTGTGGATCATCTACAGAACTAAACATTTTAGGTTGTAGTAATGATTGTGGGTTAGTAAATCCGCTAAATTGTGAAGGATCTGATAGTTGACCACCTTGGTTATAGTATTCTAAGTCTAAATGTTCACCAGATGTGTTACCTGTTTGACCAGCTTCTCCAAATACTTGACCAGCTTCAACTCTTTGACCTTCTTGTAGGTTAGCCATTTGACTCATGTGAGAAAACCTAAGCATTTCTCCACTTGGGAGTCTTAAAAGAACTGAGTTACCATATCCCTGATGTCCTGATTGAGTACCCCATTGAGTACCATCATCTTGTAAAACTTGAACAACAGTTGCTCCAACAGGTAGTTTGTACTGTCTTTGTGATCCCAATAAATCTCTTGTTCTAATATCAGTTCCTAAGTTATATCCAGATCCAGGTTCAAGTTGTGGGTTATAGTTTCCATAAGCCTGAGTGATTGTTCTATCTTGTCCGAAAATACCTTGAATAAGACCACTTAATCCTCCTGGAATTGATTGTTGAGGCAATCCAACACTTTCATAACTCATTCTAACTGAGCCATCTGAGTATTGAGTTCCACCACTTACGTCACTTGCTATTGGTTGAGCGTTACCGTCTCCTGCTCTAAAAGTTCCATCTGAGTAATAAATGATTCCATCTGTGAATAAAGTACCACCATCAGCTGTTTGTTGTACTGCTGTAGCCATTGCTCCAGGGTTTGACTGATCCATTCCTTGTGCTTGAGGTTGTACTTGGTTGTATGTTTGTTCTAATTGATTTAAAAAGTCTGTTGCACCAAGAACTTGACCACCTTGTTGTGGGATGTCTAGTTGTTGGATATTTCTTTCAACTGGTAGAGGTTGTGTCATTCCATTACCAAATTGTGAAATAGATGGGGCAGATTGACCAAGTCCTGTTGGGTTAAAAACCTTTCCTGGAATATACATTGGGGTATTAGAAGATACATCTGCACCGATATGAGTACCTGTGCCTGTGTTACGTTTAAGTAATTCCTCTAAATCTGATAGATATTGTCTTGCATCTCTAGGTGCTTGTTTTGTTTGTATTTGTTTTACTGCCATAATTTCCTTATTTATCTATATGTATTAGGTTATCAATGTTTGTTTAATTAAATTTTATAAGTAACTGTTCCAAACCAAGTTTTAGAACCACTTGCAGTCCAATCATTTACTTGATCTGTTGCTTTATAAAAATTTATTGTTGATGATAAATTTGCTATATATGCTGCACCAGAATATATTTGATATGCTCCATTATCAAAAGAAATACCATTAAAATGTTGGTCGCCAATTGCTGGTACTGGAAGTGTTGCTGTGGTAGAAGTTGCATTACTTGTTCCAGTGCTTCTATATATTTGAAAAGTACACATTCTTCCAACGATACTATATGAACAATATCCACCACTTGGAGGAGTAGAAAAACCTCCCCATGTTTCTGAAAAATTAAATATACCTGGATAACCTTGTGGATTAGCTTGATATGAGTAAAATGGTGCTGATATTGCTGCGTTTGCAATCGTGTAGTCTGTATTTACTGCAATAGTTACTGTTGTATCTGTAGTGAATGCACTTGAAACAACTACGCCATATTTAACTGTAGCCGATTGAGTGAATTTAATTCTAGTTCCTTTTGTAAATGTTGTTGTTCTGTCTACTCCTGCAATTGTAAATGTAGAAGCACTTGCATATACCCATGTATCTGAGGATGTAGTCCATCCATCTGTTGAACCTGCTCCTGCTACCTCTGTGTCTACATAAGCCTTAATACTTTGTTGAGTTGCTAAAGCTGTAGCACTATCACTACTCATTGTATCTTCATCAAGAGTTGTAGTTACTGCATTAGTAAATACACCACCAATTGAAAGAGCTGTTGCCAAGTTATTAACATGACTTTCACTTAAAGGAAAAGCTACTGCAACACTATTATCATGTGCTTTAGCTGAATAACCTTCTGCACCTCTTGTGACACCTTGTAGTTCCTTAGAGCCGTTAATAGATGTATAAGTTACCCATTCTGCTAATGTTGTGCTTAAAGGATCTGAATAGTTAATTAACATAACTCCTGGTTTAGTTGTATCTATTCCAGAAACATCAGTAATAATAATTCCTGTTGTTTGTGATGCGTCTATTCCACCACCTACGTTAAGAGTTGTAGTGAAGTATTGATTTAAAAAGTATGCATTTGCCATATATTCATTATCCTATTTTTAGTGTTAATTCTTTACTTACGCTATATAGACTCTACTTGTAGACTTCAATGGTTTATCTGCTAGAACCATATATGTGTTAGCTACTGATAGAAATTTATATCTTGCTGTTGCTGAGTTTGACCTGAATTGATATTTAATTGAACGTGCTTGTTTAACTGTTTTTACCTCAACTATAATATCTGATGAAGCTGCTGAGTCTAAATTAGTTCCATTTGGAGCATCTCCTGGTAGTGTAAAACCTACCATTGTAGCACCCACACCTGCTCCACCTGTTGATTGCTGATTGATAGTAAAAGTTGCTTCAACTATGACACCATCTAAAATGATGTCTCCTGATAGAGCTCCTGATGTAATAACATTCTTGAATTGAAAGGTTGGGTCGTAGTATTCTTTATACTTTAAAAAGACTTTCTGGTTAAATGCTTTTGTTGCCCATTGAACACTAATTGGTGCTCCACTATCTGCTCTAGTTTCTTCAAACATCTTCTTAACTAAACCAGAACCTTCATCTCCGTAGTATAAGTATTCTGTGCCATCTGTATCGATAAATGTAGAGAAACAATTAGGTGTAATACCTTCCCAGTAAACCCATGCACCAAATCTAGTGTCTAAACACCAAATACGATCATTAGTTGTAGATCCGTTCTTAGTTATTGCACAACCATATACATTGTTAAAGTAGAAAGCTGTTGCGTTTTCTAGATAATTAGGGTCAACCTCTGTGAGTTTAGAAGCTACTTTAATTGATAGTTCGTTAGTTCTAAGCACTGTAGATGCGTAGTTTTCTTGGTTTCCTAGTGAGTAGAAGGCTAGTCTACCGTCTTTTTTAGCTGGGAATATAATATCATTCTCAACTGCTAGAACACCTCTATATGAGATACCTCCAAAAGATCTAGTAATTTCTTCTAACTTCTGTAGTCCTGAATCTGTGAAGCTAAATTTATAAATAGCGTTATCTTTCCAAACAATAACTCCACCTTGAAATGGTTTGATAGCTCTTATAATAGCTCCGTCATTCCTGAAAATATCTACAGAACCACCACCAACTGAACTTCCTGAAAAGTTACCTAAATTAGTACCAGTTCCTCCAAAAGATAATCTAGATGGATAATCTGGGTCTCCTGCTGTAAAGATACGAGAAATAGCAAACTCTGCCATTGTTCCCTTAACACCAGCTGTATTATTAGCTTCTGGTGGTAGTAGTGAAAGACTTGGTGTATCTTGTCCTTTGTCATTATAAACAACTACTCCATAGACTGTACCCATATAAGTTTCGCCTAAACCTGTTGCATATCTGCCCCAAATATTATACCCAGTTGCACCAGGAACAGCGTCCCAAGCTAGAGCGTTATAGTTAGTTGCTGATAGTGTTGAATTTCCTGTTGCTGTGTTGACTGTTGTTATAGCTAATGTTTCTCCAATTGAGTTAAAAGCACTAACTCTATAGGAGTATGTTGTTGATCCTGTAGTACCTGTTGGGGTAACTGTAAGATTTACTGGAGTGGTTAGAGCTGTGTACTCAGTGATAGTAGTACCGTCATATTTCCACAAGTTATCCACACCATTAAAACCATATACTTCATCTCTTGCTTGAACGAAGTTCATTCTTGCTGTTGAATCAAATGTTGCTGATCCTATATCTGTTGGAGTTCCACTAACATATTTTTGTAGTTTGTTATTAAGTCCTGTTGTATAGCGTAAAAACTGTCTTGTTCCATCTGATTTATAGTAACCAAATAAGCCAATAACTTTATCGCCACTAGTAGTACCGTAGTCTGATGTTCCAGGACGAGGCTCAATACCGTCAACTGCTAGAAGAATATTTTTAGCTTCTGAAAGTTCAGAGTCTTTTAAGACTGATTCGTCTTGAAAAGTGTTAAGACCACCTAAAAAAGATGTGACTATTTCTGTGTCAATCTTTGGATCTCTTATATCATTTTTAATTCTAGGCATTATGGATATAGTGCGACTTCGGATGATTCATCAGATTTTAGTGCAAATAAGTAGTTGTTTTGTTCCATACTCATTTCTTTGTAAATCTCATTAAACTCATCAAATGCATCTGCAGCACTTCCTCTCTTTCCACTAATTTTATGTACTCGGGCTAGGGCAAAGGCAACTAATATATCAACAAAATCATCATCAATAATACAAATATCACTGTCGGAACTTAAATCAGTCCATGTTTTATAATACTTCATAGATACAGCGTTTGTTGTACTAGCACCAAATACTGGCACTGGGTATAGTGATCCATCAAATATAAAGTAATTTTCTGAAAGTCCTGAATAGTCTGAATTAGTTAGTGAGAAAGCTATTGTTTGAGTTGTTGGTGTATATAGAGTACCTGAGTATCTTAATTCTAGGATAGAAGTTCCTCTAATATCACTAGGAAATCCATCAACAGAACTGTAGCTTTCTTGATTGGCAACACTATTAAAAGTAATAGACTCTTCTGTCCACCACCAGTAGTGCTTTCTTACTATAGATTTACCACCCTCATTTATAAATTGGATTCTTCTAGTTTTTTCAGTTCCACTTGGTGCAGAATCCTCTCCGAGTCTATAAGAAATCTTTGTTAGTATTTGAGTTAGTGTGGTAGTTGCTGACATTGGCTACCTTTCTAAATTCCTAACATCTTACTAGCAATTTGTTCTTTAATTTCACTCTTATAAGTCTTTTCTCGTTCAGATAAAGCTAATTCTCTTTTAGATAACTCTTCGAGTGCTCGTTTAGCTACGTCTTTTTCTTCTGAAGCCTGTTTTAGTACCTTAGAAGCGTTTGTCCTCTCTAAAATAGCCTGTTGTAGGTCTGCTTTTAGGTCTGAGTCTCTTCTTGCGTTAATTTCTCTACGACTTACTTCTTCTTCTCTTGCTAGAAGTTCTCTTTCTTTTTTATTGAGTTCTTTAGTCTTTTTAACTGCTCTAGCTAGTTCTCCAGCTACTTCTGAGGCTTTTGTTTCTATTTCAGCTTCTCTTTTATCTAGTTTTGCAACAATTGTGTTTATGTTACCTTGTGCTTTTTTTGCATAATCAATAAAGTTCATATAAATCCTTTTTCTACTTATATATTTATTATAGAAGAGGTTGAGTATAATCTTTACTAATTTATATTTTTACCCAGCTTAAATAAGAATCATCTATTAATTCAAAATAATAATCATTTTCAAATCTTTTAATTGGTGGATAAACTTCTTGTCCATTATATGTAAATGGTTTTGTTTTATCATATCCTGTGAAATAAGTTTTACCATTTATTAAAACAGTTGCACAATTAATACCATTTTTATTTAAATATTTTTTCATAATACTATTGTACATCAAAAAAGCCCCAGTTATTAAGCTGAGGCTTTATTTGTTTTAACTGTCTAGTACTCTAGTCAGCCATATCGTCAACGATTGGGAAGTTAAGTTCTACAGTGATAACTCCACCTGAGACTGCACTTCTACCGATTGCACCTTTAACACGATCACCTGCAACGATAGCGTCATCAACTGACCCTGCTGTTGCTGTTGCGTAACAGTCTGCATTATCTGCAAAACCTGTTAGTGCAAGAGCTGTTACACTCTTACCGTATACTTGGAAGAATCCCCATGTTGAAGCAACGATTGCTCCCATAGCGATTCCGACTCTGCCTTTAGCATTAGCTGCTAAAAGACTTGCTTGTGCTTCTTCGTCAAGGGAAACCCATGATCCTTCTACACATGATGCTACACCGATACCATAGATGTATTGATTGCCGTTTTCATCAGCAACAATTTCTCCTACACCATATTTTGCTTCTGTATCAACATTTGTTAAAGCACCTGCTGGTACTGTTCTGTTTGTTACGTATGCCATATATTTCTTCTTTCTTTTATGGGAGGGATTTTACACCCTCCCGATAAATATTATTAACTATGCTGTTTTAGCAGTTAATTTACCTAATGATTTTCTTCTGTTAGTACCTAAAGCACATCTCATAACGATATGTCTTACAGCAACGTGCTGATCAACTGGTGAGTTGGATTCAGTCATTTTGTTGTTAGCCATACTGTGTACGTAAAGCTTCAAGTTATCAGCATTTAAGAAGTACATCTCTCCTGCTGGTACATCTAAGTCAAAAGAGATTGGAACACCTGCATATGATAATGCTGTGAAACCGACATCTCCTAGACGTTCTGCTTCTTTACTTCTAACCAACGGGTCCATTTGATAGGTTGGAGTTAAAAGAGATTCGTATTTTTCAAACAATGTTTGAGTAGTTACGATAAATTTAACTGGGCTACCACCTTTACCTTGGTTAATAGTGTTACGAGCTGTCTTCATTTGAGCAATAGTTAAAGCTGTTGCTGTGTTCTCTTCGTATGCTTGCCAATCAGTGTAAGTACCACCTGCGATACCACCAACTGTTCCAGTGTCTACTAGAGTTTGAAGTCCAACGATCTTTTTACGAGCTTCTGCACCTGTTCCTGTATAAAGTGAAGAATTCAAGTTATCAGCGATAGTGAGTTTAGCTTGCATGATTTTTGCATCTAAAAGATCAATGATTTGCTCTTTACCTGTGTTGTTTAACTCATCTTCAAGCGTAATAACGATAGAAGCGTTTAAATTTCTCCAGTAGTATTGTGCTGCATCAAGGGTGTCAACTGGTGTGACATCTAGTGAGTCAGTTCCAGAAAACCATTCACTTGTTCCAGTTGCATGCATAACAGGCACTTGGATGTAATTAGCTCCACCATCTTTGGTTTCAATACCACCGTTGTTTTTAAGGTAGTTTAATAATACTGTTTCATCAAAGACTTGATCTTTGAAGGTTTTTTCAAACTTTGGCATTGCTGCAGCAAGAGTTTGTCCGACATTCCATGTTGGCATAATTTTCTTTCTACACTAAGCAGCTGAATCCATTGCTTCAGATAAAATACCTCTAATAGAGTTTCCACTGATTGATTGACCATCTTGTGAACTACCTCTAACCTGAGACTTTTTAGCTTTAGCTTCTCTCATCTTAGCAGCTTGAGTGCTTTGTATTGTTCGTTTTTTAATAATATCGTCTAGAGCTTTATCTCTACGTTCTACGATTTGTTTAGTTAAAGATTGAGCATCAAACCCTTGATAACTGCCAGTTTCTTCTAAGTGTTCATCTAATAATTCAGCTAACTCTCGTTGAACCTCGTTCTTAAATGACTCGTCAAATTCTGGTGCGTGTTGATTTAATCTGCTATCTGTTGCTTCAAATTGCTCTAAAGCTTTGTTAGCTAATCCTTCTTCACGCTCTTGTGAGATCATTGTTTGGTACTCTTCACGTGCTACTTCCCTTGCTTGTTCAGCCATTAATGACTGCATATACTCTGTGTACTGTTGAACGGACATATTACCTAATTCAACCTGTTCACGAGCTCTTTGCTCAAGACCATCAACATCAGCTTTAGGTGCTGGTGGTGGTGTAGTTACACGCTTCTCTAACTCTGCGATCTTTGCTTGGTACTCTTTAAGCTCTTGAGTCTCCTTCTGTCTTTTGGCAGTGTACGCTTTCTGCCAATTTTGGTAGGTTTCCTCCAATTGCTCAGGTGTTTTACCTGTTAGATCGGTTTTCTCTGTAAAAGTTTCTTCCTGAGTTTCCTCTTTTGGTTCTACCTGTGCGTCAGGTTGAACTTCTGGAGTTTCAGCTTTAGCTTCTACTTCGACTGTTTCAGACATTGCTTCTTCTGCAACATCTTTAAATGGAGTGTCAGTCATGACGTGCTCCTTTCTATAAACTATAGACTCTCACTTATGTGAGTTGGTCTTATTTAATTATAAAAGGAAATTGGGTGTAACTTTACTTATCTATCGTAGATTGACTATTTTTCCATCAACTAATAGCTGTAGACCTAATACAAAAGTAGTAATGAATCCACACTTAGTACAAATACATTCTCTTTTTCGTGAATTAGTTAGTTTATATTCATGGTCTTCTGTTTTGCAGGATTCCCATATAAGTTTTGGTTTATGTTCGGTTAGTGACGATTTACCATTACTATCCTCGTACACATCCCACAGACCTTTTGTTTTATCTGTGTAAGCTACATTACCTTTGTGTTCGTATTTCATATTAGTATGGTTGAGGTGCTAGTGTATTACCTAATGGCTGTGGTGCTGGTACTGTCTCTGGGTTTTGTACTGGTGGCTGTCCTTCAATTGGTGGTTGCATTGGCATACCAGTCATAGGATCTATTTGACCTTCTTTCATGTAAAACTCTGGGTTCTGGATCTTGTAGGAATCTCTTAATACTTTTTTATAGATCTTATCAACATCTGCACTTGGAACTTGTAGGGATGTATCAATTAAACTAATCCATCTTTGTGACATGACATCTTGATTGACTGAGACGTTATCTAGGTTGAAGTCAATATCTTTATCAAAGTCAATTCCTTGTAATAGGTCTGCTGTGATTGTAATATCTTTTTCAACACCATCATCTGATGTGTAGGTAATTTGTTTTGCTTCATCTCCCCAGTTATCACGAGCTAGTTTAAACATTTGAATAACAGTTTCTCTGTAATATTTGGCAATAGATTTACGAGCTTTATTAAGTCTCTTGTCTTGTGATTGAGCAAATAGTTGTTGTCCTGTTGCTGTCTTAACAGTGTTAGTTTGTTGAGCACCTTTAGAGATGTCTAGTGTACCTGAAACGAACTGAGCGTCTGATCTTGATGAGTTGTCTGCTTCTGTAATAACAGATGGCATTTGTGGAGGTGTAATATATTCAGGAGCTTTGTCTCCACTATAAGTAATTGGCACTCTTTTTTGATAGTCATGCATTGCTTTTTGATCTACCTTAGTGTCATTAGGAACTGCTAACCATGGGAAAGCGAATCTATCTGCATAAGCTATTTGTTGTGATCTTCTAACACTCATATCCTCTTGAAATGGTCTTAGTGTTTTACCAATACCAAAGCCAAAGAATTTGTTTTGATTGGCATAGAATCTTGAGAGTTTACAAGGCTTCTCATTAATTGGTTCTACTAATAGTAAATCTTCTTTAGTGAAGTAGATCTTGTAGTTTTGTTTATAACTCCATTCAATCCCTTTAGCCTCTAAATCATCTTTAACATAACTAGGAACTCTACCATAGAAGTAAAATACTTTAGCTCTTTTAAGGTAGCTTTCATCTTTACTGTCTACACCATCTACATCAAGTGTTGTATCTGCTTGAGCTTCAATACCGTATGTTTCTTGAATCTCGTCAACATCTACCAATCGTTCTTCAATATAGTTAGGGATATTTTCTCCATTAATACTAAACTCTGAGTCAGGGGAGAAGTATATTTTTAAAGGGTTCTTAACACTGGCTATTGGGTCTTTAAATGAATAGACAGGTATCTCTACTGGATTACCTTCTTCGTCATACATTGGCTCGCCATTAACATCTAGTTGTGGTTCATAAGAACCTATTTCTTCTTTAAATTCAATATCTGCTTTAACAAAACCTACTAAGAAGAACCACCAAGCACTTACTGTAAGGAACTCGTCTAGGTCTGCTTTATCTTTAAGATATTCATAAGCTGCTTTTAATATCTCTACTTTATCTGTTTCTGAGGTTCTACCATTAATAACTAGATCAGGCATATTCTCAAAGAATGATGAAACCATTGATTCATGTGTTCCAAATATATAGGGAATAGTCATGTCATATCTGCTAGATGCAACGTGACGGTTATAGACACCGTTCTTCTTACCAACTTTTTTACCACCTGAGTTTACAACTTCATAATCATCAAGATTACGTTTGACCTCATCATGGAACTTTTTAGTAAAAGCCTTATTAATTGATACGATTGAGTTTAATGTTTTTAATAGCATACTGTTATTTTAGTCTGTTTTTAGCTTATTCTTTACTTAAAAGGGGTCAAAATCTCTCTTATTTTTCTCATATGTCTAGAAACACTAGTTTCATGAACACCTAAAACTTCTGATACTTCTTTTTGTGATTTACCAAGTTCAAACACATATAAGAAGATAAACTTTCGCCTATCATTTAATTTCTGTAACATCTTCTGCTTAACTAAATCTAATAAAGCTAATTCCTCGAGTGTAATATCTCTTGGTATTGTTATTTCTCTATTATTAAAAGAATGCTCTATGTTGTTCATTTTGATATAACTTTTCTGCCTCTTTTCTTAGCTTGTTTTTTAATAGTTTCAACGATCATTGCTTCTGCTTCATTCTCTGCTTTAGGGATAATTAAATCACTTACTTTGTTTTTAGCTTCTGCCTCTGCTTTCTTAACTTCATACATTTCAACATTAACAAAGATCTTGCCATCTCTATATAGTTTTCTTATATTTATTAGGAACTCTGAAAGGTTATATTTTTCTGTTTTTTGTGAGTCTATGAAGCAAACGAACTCTCCATCAAAGTGAACCTCATATTGTGGGGCTGTGATACCTTTTTTTTGTTTCCAGACATCATCATCTTCTTTCCACTTATATTTATCTATTTCTGCCCACACTCTTATTCTTTTATCTGAGTTAGGGAACATGCTTGATAGATTATCAACAAACCTATCTTTCATTTTATTTTGATAGCTTTTTATTGCGTTCATAAAATCTCCTTTACAGATTTCCAAAGAGAATCACACAACTCTCCTTTTTTAGAATAATTAAATGTATACATATCTCCATAAGATTTAAAGCCATTGTGTTCTTGTATAAACTCAATCATTTGACCAATAGTCATGCTTTCTGATAAATAATGTTTAAGATTAATTACTCTTGATTTAAAACCAAGGAAGTTACTCAATGTTTTCATCTGTGCTTTAGATAATTCTTCAACCTGTAATTCAGTGATATGTTGTTTCATTAATAATCCTCCTGCATTAATTCATCTAATATAGATTGACCGCTGTATTGACCTACCTTAGATTTTACCACATCATTTGGATAAGCTCTGCTCATCAATCCATATCTAAATGAGTCATAATCGTCATCACCACCAACACCACTCTCATTAGCATCTACTTTAACAACATCTTCTGGATCTTTTGGATTGATTTGCATACTTGCTATTGAATCATAAATATTCAAACAATTCTTAAAAAAATAGCATCTTGGTTTATCATCTGGATAGTTCTTTGGGTTTATGTATTTATGTATTTGTTTTACACCACTTTTCCTGTCTGTTTTTGCTTTTATCCATAAGTAACCACTTGCAGATCCTATACCTTGTTGTGTAAACTCTTCCATTTGTGAAGCACCACCACCTCTTCCTGGATACCACAAGTCTAAACCTGAATATATTTGTAATTCTCCTGGTGGTTTAATTTCTTTCAACATCATTGCTATTTCTCTTGTTGTTTTCAATCTATCTGATATTGTTTTTACAACATAAACTGTTCCTTCTGGAACTACAGCAAATAATATAAATGAAAATGGATGATTATAACCAGGGTCATATGAAGCAAAGTATCTTGTGTTTGGTGGTAGTTTTATCGGATCAATTACATGAACAGACCTTTGAAGTTCTCCAAATGCTTGACCTGCAAATATATTCCAATCTCCTTCAAGATAAGCCTTAACTAAATGAGGAGGCAAGCTCCTTAACCTATCTATATAATCTGGATCTGCATCTATAAGAGCTTCATTATCTTGAACAAAAGCCTGAATGAAAGCATAGTCGTCTGGTTTCTCTCCATCTCTGAAGTCTCTATCTATAAATATTCTCTTGACCTCTTGGTGTCCTATTCCACCTGGATTACCAGTTAATAACATTGTTGGCTTTATATCTTTGTTTGTAGTACGGTTACTAGACCTTAAAACGGTTATAACCTCCCACTCATGCTGTGTTACCTCATCAACGTCAATATCTTCATACTCACGACCCTGATAGGTATAAACATCATCTGTACTTCGTAGGTATGAAAACTCTGTTGTTGATCCATTGGGGTAATATATTGTTTTTTCAGCTTTGTTGTACCACTCTCTTGTCTCTGGGTACTCTTTAAAAAAAGGTCGTATGTGATTAGCGAGTAATTCAGGATAAGTTTTACGAACGATTAACCCTTTTGTGTTTGGATGCTTTAATCTTCTTAGAACTTGCCTTGCTCTAATTAAATGAGATTTTCCACCACCTTTTGCCCCACCATAAAATGTTATTGGAGTAACACTTGAAGTATTAAGGGCTTCTCTTTGTTTTTTTTGTAGGGTTATTATCAACTCCATAGTCTTTTATTGTAACTGTTATGTCTTTACCATTAGTTGTGTGATCTATTGCTTGTTGAGCCTTACCATCAATCCTATCTCCAAACTCTTTAATAGCGATTACATTACCTCTATAAGCTTGTTTAAATAATGCGTTGGCTATAATCTGCTTCTTCTCTAGTCCTGACTTACCATCAATCTCATCAGCTAAATCTCTTAATAAACCTGACCACGACCACTCTTTTTTAATTCCACCCTTTGGATTACCTGATTGCCCTGGTTTCCATGATGTTGAACTTTTTCCCATATTCCCTGCTTTTTTCCTGCTAAATATACTTAAATTTATATCCTTTAGTTGTTTTTCTTTTACCCTTTAATACTTTACATATTGCCGATACATCAAGGATTAGATCTTCAGAAGCTTTTGTTATACTCTTATATTTCTTATTAAATCCTTCTTTATAAGCTATAACTGCTTTTCTATTAGCCCTAGAGTGTTTTATTAATCCAACTATGTTATATCCATCAAGCTTAGTGTGACACTTCTTACAAAGTTGTGTCCAATATTTTATGTTTCTCTTATAACTATGATCGATGCTCGCCCACTCATATCTATTACAATCTATTTTACCACAGTCCTCACAATGATCGGCTTTACCAAAGTTTCTTACTATCCATTTATGGATTCCTGAATATCCTACCTCATCGTCTTTCCATCCAGGGTGTTTTTCATTCTTCTTAAATGTTCCAGAGTTTGTATAACCTTTTAAACCTTTGTTGTGTGGTTTAAATCCTTTAACAAATCTTCCTTTTTCGTCTCTCATAACTTCCTAACTACCAAAAACCCCTGCTCAATTGTGATAAACAGGGGTTCTCAGTCACAATTGATATTCTCTTTATTATATCACTCTATTACTTCTACAGTAACTTTCAAAACGCTATCATGCGGTATAGCAAGCATCTTAGCTACGTTTAACTTTTCATATTCTCCAGTAGTAAATTTAATAGTGTAACTACCATCAGTTGCTTTAGGACCGTATACTTGAAATGAGTCAGCGTTTATTATTACTTTAGGTTTCATGAGTTATTATATTTCTTTAGGTCGCTAATTTGTTTAACTTGTGTGATAGCTGATAGACCTACTTCAATTGCAGTTACTTTGTTAGCAATTTGTATTGCTTCCATAACATCAAAGGCGTAGACTTCAAAGGTTTGTGCAGTTGTGCTGTGACCGTAGGTTACTATATATTTAAGTTGATTGTTCATAAAGATCCTTTAAGTTGGCTAATGTGTATCCATGATCTGTTATTTTTTTATGTAATAGCCATGTGTTTTGTCTTGTTGTGTTTATTATTGGTGCAATTTGATTAAAACTTTTACCTTGTTCTCTTAATTCCATTAGTTTAATTCTTTTGGGAATGTCCATCATTTTAATATGTCCTGGTTTGATATTCTCTCTACCTATTTTAGATAGAAATTTAATTTTACATTCTTCACCACATGTTTTATTATAAACACCATATTTAGTAGGTTTGACGGGTTTGTCGCAGATAGCACAGTTAGTTGGGATACGTTTATTTCTTGGTTTATTCATTTGTCATTTCCTTAATTAACTTCTTTAACTTAGTAAATGTTAATGGCATAGAGTCTTGTTTAGAGTCTATTATTATTTGAGATAGTTGTTGTTCTTGTTCAGCGTTCATTGTTTACCTTTTATATAAGTTCAAATAATATTCTAAAGATTGTTTCAACCAGTAAGAATCTTATTATTAAATCTATCAACTGTTCTCTTTTCATCTCTACTACTCCTTTAGTAAGTTAATTCTTCAATAAAATCTGTCAAACAATCTTTTATATATTGTTTATTTTCTTTTGACAAACTCTCTATTCTCTTTTTAGAACCTTGATTTGTTATTTCTATTCCAGAAAAGGTATGCTTGTGCGGTGATAAGTTTTCACCAACTCTTACTCTTGAAACATCGTTTATTTTCATCATTTTATTCCCCCTATATAACTACTAAAAACATTAGTCCAGCGACTATACTCAAACTAACAACGTGTGCTAATGAAATAGAAGCTTGTCTTTTATCGGTCTTACTAAGGCTTTTTTTCCAAATCCTACCATTATTTGTAAAATATAAAATTTGATTTAAAGAAATTGTGTGAACAATGGAGTGTGAAAGTAATAGTAATATAATTAATATGTCTGTCATTGTTTACCTTTTAAATATGTTTTTATTAAATGTAATGGAAAAGCTATTGGTGATAGTATTAATCCAATAATAATATCAAGACTATCAATTTCTCCTTGACCTCTTATGCCGAATTGGTAAAAATATAAGTATATTATTTTTTTCATTGTTTACCTTTTATATAAGTTTGAATAACTTTTGTTGGAAACTCTAAAATAAATTCCCTTCCATAAATTATTAGTAGTGATACCTTAATTCTATTCCACATTCCTAAAGCACTCCAATTGCAAGTTGTTTTGTCTTCTTCTATTTTATTAATTAAGTATTTCATCTCTACTACTCCTTAATTAACTGGTAATTCAAACATAATTAGCTTTTTACATTCTGTGCAGGGTACTCCAATAGTTGAGTAGTATTCAGGGCTTCTATCATCTTGTGAGGTAACAATTTGTTCATGTCCACACTCACATCTTTCTCTATAAACATGACAGTTATAATAACTTGGTTTTTTCTGTTGTCTTTCTGACCCACAACTATCACAAACTACTCCTAATAAATAACCACCGTCTCTATTTAACCACTCTGTAAAATGGGTAACCACACAACACTCTGGACAATATAAGTCTGTATTACTGCCTCCATATCTACTACTAACTTTTCTTAATGTTTTATCTTCTTTCATCTACTACTCCTTTAGTAAGTTAAATTTCTGGTTTTACTTGTAATGTTGGTCTATTTTTACTAAACACCTTACTCATTTTTAATACTTTGAAATGTAATTTATTTATTCCATATCTCATATCTGGTTGACCGTCTTTTCTTAATGGATATTTAAACTCAAAATTATCTCCAACCAGGTAAATAAAACCATCTTTTACAAGATCAGTTTCTTTAATTGGTATTCCCATGTAATTAAGTTCTGCTGTTTTCATTTATCCATTCTCTTCATAGTTGTTAGTTTTTAAAAAGCCAGTTTATAATCTTTAACATAGTATCTTGAGTAACTTCTTTACCATTTATTATTCTTGATATAGTAGCTCCTGATACACCAATTTCTTTTGCCAAACCTCTAACGCCAAGTCCAGTTGCTCCAGAGTATATTTCTAAAAGTCTACCTATCACTATTGTCCTTTTTTGGTAATATTATTGCTGTCCACCTACCCTTATCTTTGCCTGATAATTTTGTAGAATAAATATCTCCATTTTCCAATAAACAAACTAATATGTCTTTATTAACTGTTGTTATTTGTATTATTTTGTCTTTCATACTCCTATCCTTTCAGTTAAATACCCCATGTAATTAATGTTACTGCTAAAGATATTAAAAAACTAAATACTAGAACAGATAAAGTTATTGTGTTTTTAACTTCTTTAGAATTACTATCAAAATCTCTACCTAATAACATTGCGAAAAAACAAAACGCAGATATAAATGTTAATATCCCAAATCCTATTGCTTTCATATCTTATCCTTAATTACTTTATAGAGTTTCTTGTTTCAAAATCTTTATAGTATATCCAAATATTTTAATACTTAGTATCAATTTATAGTTTATTCCATTTAACCAGTGTTTATCTTTCATATACTATTTAATGTTGTCAACTATTTCTAGTAATTCTTTAACCGTTATTGTTTCATCTTTATCGAGAGACTCTATGTTTTTCTTAAACTTATCTTTAAAAGTTTGAAGACTTGCGAATACAAACATTGTTACAAATAAGAGTGCTATACAAATGAGAACATAGGGTGCTAGGATAATGTTCCAGGGAATAATTATTGCCCCAAGTATCTTTAAGACTGTTAACGATACAAACACCGTCCAGTTTAATAATTGAATAAAAGATTGTAGTTTTTTCATAGCACCTTTGTATTACTTTGTTTTAGTTCTTTTAAATACTTCTTTACCTCATCATAAGATTCTTGTATTGTTTTTGGTTTGTCTTGTTCTTTTAACCAGTTCCTAAGTAGATGTCTAATAAGCCAACTAAAACTAACACCCATCTCTTTAGCTAGTTTTGTTCCTTGTTCTTTATCGTCTGGATCTAAGACTAGATTATATCTTTTAAACATTATTTATTATCCCAGTAGTATTGTAATGGATCTTCACTTATTACTGCTTGTTGTAGGTGTTCAATCCAATTATGAGAACACATAAAATCATATGGTTTGTGAAATTCTTCTCCTTTTTCATCTTTACAATCCTCTCCCCATATAGCTTTAGCAAAGTCGTGAGAGAATAGGATGTCGTTGATACTATTAAATCTATACTCTTGTCCTGACTCCATTTCTAAACAAATAATATAATCAGTAGCTTCATCAATTAGTTTTTCAATAACTTTTTTAGGTTGTTTCTTCATCCACCCACTCTTTACTGCTAGTGAGATTAGTTTACTTAGTTTGTCTTGTTTGTTCATACTTTTATTATACAATATTTTACCTATTGTGTATACACATGTTTATATGCTAAAGTACCTTTAACTCAGCTTGTTATTTACCAAAATTAATGACAAGATGAATCATTCTACTTATTTTGTACACAGAATAGTAGTGTTCTTACAGGGACTCGTTTATAGACAGATATAGGCGAGTTCTTTTTTTGTGGTATACTTTAATTGGAGACCAACGTGTCTAATCACGGTCAGAAGTTTACGCTGGAACGTAGAGTCCGTTTGTTAAACACATACAACACACAATCAAGCCACTTAGTAATAGGTGGCTTTTTTGGTACTTGCATAGTCTCTTCATTTCATATAAATTGGTATTAACACTAATGGCAACTAGTGTATAATGTAAGGTAAGTTTAAACACTTTCTGTGCTGGTAATCTAATTGGTTGCCAAACCTTATCTTACAAGGTTGCTAGCACAGAGGGTGTTTTTTTATTACCCCAAGAACATTAATAGAATATTTCGTGAGAGGGTTATGAATTCCAGTAGAGTAATTCATCTGGGAAGTGTTTTGTGGCACTTGGGTAAGGTAGTTACAACAACGCATGGGAAACAGCAAAGGGTTCATTACCTGAGTTGTCTACGGCTTAAACCATGATTAACTTTGAGATGATATGAAGATAGCTACGTATCAGCCCCAACCTATGAAAACTCTCTCACTAAGTATTTTATTAAAAATAATTATGAATAATATAGAAACTAAACTACAACAACTAAGAGTCCAGTGGACAAAGTATCCTTCAAGGCGTTCAGCTATTGAATTACAGGTTAAGATGTTAAAGTTAGGTAGTAAGTATCCTGAATATGTTAAAGCCGATGAACCGTTTATAAATAAAGTAAGAAAGGCGTTAGTATAGTTTGTTGATTAAGTGTAGGAGTAAGAGTATTTGACTACCGTCTTAAAAACTCAGCGATACATTCGCCTCCTACACTTAGCTAATAAACAAGAAGCTAAACATTCCCTAGTCTTGGGTTTAAAGGACACGCAGAGCCGTACTGTTACATCATCGGCAAGGAAATAGTAAGAAGTGTGATAATAAAAGATCGGTTTATTAGATGCATGAGCCTAGTCACAGGTTAAACAGGGCTAGGGGAAGATTAGGGGCAACCGCTCGCTTTAAATGATATAGCGAAAAGAGATTGTTTTAGGACATGAGGTAAGGTGCTTTTAACTGTTTGATCTGCAATCATCGGAGAGAAATCCGACTAAATGATTAAGACCTGTATATAGAATAGAAGTAATTAATCTTATAAGGGGAGAACTGTAACTCGCACATTCTTCTCTATCAAGGAAATATGAAAAGATCTACATTGGTTAAACAACTAAAACAGTTTGCTAAAAACGAAACAAAAGAAGTTATTGATTTTATAAGTAGATACGAGAAAGCTTATAACTACAAACCAGTTAAGAAGAAGAAATTTAAAAAGAAAAGACTGTTTACTAAAGCTAGCTACCAAGAGTACCTCAATACTCCATTATGGAGAGAGATAAGACAGAGAGTTATAGATAAAAAAGGTACTTGTTGTGAGGGTTGTGGTGGGGATTACATAATTCAAGTACATCATACGTTCTACACTAAGATAATTATTAGCGGAAAATCTTTAAGAGGATTAAGGGTTGTTTGTAAAACCTGCCATAAGAAGATACATAAATTAGTTGATGACGGCGAAATGAGTTTGAAGAAAGCTACTAAGACCATATTAGGGAATATAAAACCGAAACCTAAAAAGAAAGAACATAGTCTTAAAATAATTAAATCTTCTGGTCTTCCTGCCACACTTCATCATTCAGTCATGGCAATTAACAGTATATGTAAAGATAAATCATCAGAATACTTTGTTGAAAAATACGAGTCCAGAAAAAACCCTGACGAATTTATTCACAACCTATACTTCAAATATAAAAACGAAGTAATATCATTCCTTAACTCCCTTAACTAAACTACCTATTGCAATGGGTTAAGTATTAAGTTATACTACAGTTATTATCAAATAGAAAGTGAGAACTCTATGACCGATTTTACAGGAAGTAACTATCAAGATTTCAAAGATCAATTAAAGAATGATCCTATGAAGGTAAACGAAATATTAAGTAATCCGTATTGTGGATGTGGGTTAGAGACAGATAAGACAGATGCTTGGGGGATGTCTAAGTGTGAACATTGTTTAAAGAGTTATCATTCATCAAGTGTAGATAACAGTGAGATAGACGATCATAATGATTTTGAATACAGGAAGGCAACAAGGTAATGAGAGAGATTACTTGGGAAGAAGAAAAAGATTTAATGACTAAAGTTCCTATAGAGGTTAGACAATATATAATTGACATTATACATGAGGGAGAGTCAATAGGTTTGTGTTGTGAGGCAACTAATCTACCAACAGCAGTTGTTGCTGATGTTGTTGTAAATAATATCAATAGTTATGATTTTATCTCAAGAAAGGCTAAATAATGACAAAACATAGGCGTACGTTATAGAGGAGTAGAACCAAAGTATCCCGATATGAAACTCTATCAAGAGATACTATTCTTACAAGCTAATTTTAAAGGTAAATGGGTAGTAGAGAATGTTAAACCTTATTATAAACCCCTTATAGAACCGACAAAAGTATTGCAACGTCATTATTTCTGGTCTAACTTCGATATTAAAGACGCTGACTTCGTTCAAGATAAAATAAGATCTGCACAAATACCTGACTTACAAAAACTACACGGCTACGACCTTTCAGGGTATAAACTTAAAAATAAACGACAAGTTCTTAGAAACTGCGTCTACCCTAAACTAGGATTGCACATCCTTAACTCCCTTGACTAAACTACCTATTGCAATGGGTTAAGTAATAAGTTATACTACAGTTATTATCAAAGCAAAGAAAGTAAGGACTCTATGCAAATAAATATAACAGGCTACATTGACAGCTTAAACTTTATAAAGGATGCGGAAGAAAGATATTCAACTGCGAGAAAATACGTATTTACACTAACACCAGGAACAGATGATTACACAGAGGTAATTGGAATCGTACAAAGGGCATGGAAGCAGATGCATAGTAGAACAGATAGAGTTGATACATTTAAGAACGAGAGAAATGAGTTAGCAAGTAGTGGGTATAGGGGGTAGATATGAACAGGACTATAAAATTTAGAAGTTGGAATATAGAAGAAAATATAATGCATGATTTAGCATTTCCCTCATGGAATGGTAGTCATGAAGTTTGGGAAGATAATAAACCTCAATCAAAAGTTCAATACTTATCTAATAATGGTCCAGAAGAACAAGGTATTTTAATGCAATACACAGGACTCAAAGATAAGAATGGTGTAGAGATTTATGAGGGGGATATTGTTGAGGGTAGTTATTTTGAACCGAATCCTTTAACAGAGATAAAATATACTGGAAGTATTGTTTTTGAAGATGCGTCTTTTATTTGTAAATCAGAAGGACTAATAGATAGATATATTGGAGATAGATTGTTTAAGGGATTAGAAGTAATAGGAAATGTACATCAGAACAAGGAGTTACTACAATGACAAAACACGAACAGGTATGGGAGAAGATGTTAGATATATTAATAGATTTAAAGGTTAATGAAGTAATAACTGAATCTGATTTTAAATGGTTGAAAGATGATATTAAGTTGGTAGTAAGTGATTTAGAGGAGAGGGAGTAATGTCAATGCAATATTGCGATAACTGTAACAAATGTATTGATACAGACTTTGATGCAGAACATTTTGAAGAACATGAAGTAGAAATTAAAGAGGAGGAATAATGTTTAAACCAGAAGATAAATTAATTAAACTTAAAGGTAAAGACTACCTAGAAGTTAAGTGGCGTATATTTTGGATGAGGTCAGAACATGCTGATTGGGGAATTGAGACAGAAATAGTAAATTCTGCACCTGGAGCTGTTCAAATGAAAGCTACAATACGTAATAAAGAGGGTCAGATACTCTCACAAGGACATAAAGCAGAGAATGGCAAGAGTTTTAGCGATTACTTAGAGAAAGCCGAAACTGGAGCAATAGGACGTGCATTAGCATTATGTGGATATGGGACACAATTCACAGGAGATGAGTTAGATGAGGGAAGTAGGTTGGCAGATGCACCAGTTGATAGAAAGTATAGGGAGTTAATTCATTAATTAATAAGTCTTTGAAAGGACACATATGGCAGAATACAAAAACATCCTAACAGGATACGTAAATGAGAGACAAGACTGTACAGGGCATTACTTAGTACTTACTAATGTAAGTGATGAGGATGTGGTTATTAAAGCAGGAGAGAAGTTATACCTTAACAGAACACCAGCACAGATTTTAAAAGATAACCCTAAAGTACCTCACTATAGTAAATCAGTAAAGATTGAGGACCAAAATGAGGCTGTTCACCAGACTTCACAAGAAGACATTAGTTCGGACATTCCTTTTTAGACCATTTTAATAACTGATATGGGGCTAGGTAGAACTAGCCTCAGAATGAGTTGCTAAAAGAAAGGGAATATGCCAATAAATGTACCAGAACATAAAGAACTAACAGTAGATGAAAAAGTCTTAGATTATTTCGATAGAGCAACGGACATTGTTATTAAAAAGAATGATGGTTGCTTAACTATTGAAGAATTGGGAAACAGTGAGGGAATGAATACTATTATCATAGAAATAGCAAAGATGATTCAGTTAGAAGAACACAAAATAGAATTACAAGAGTATGGACTGAACGTAAATAGTAAGAATGAATTTTAAAGTAATAAGAGAATAGAATGAAACTAAAACCACCAACAGAAGAACAAGAATGTATCTCATTAGTAGCCTACCTAGATATTCTAGTCAATCAAGGCAAGGTTATAGTCTATACATGTACTAATCAAGAAACCTTCACAAGAAGTTGGGGTATCAAGATGAAGAACAAGAGAATGGGGCTTAAAAAAGGCTTACCAGACTATGTCATAGTCACACCAGATAAAGTTATATTTATTGAAATGAAACGTGCTAAGAAGTCACTGTCAAAACTAGGAGTAGAACAAAAACAATGGAATGAAGCAATTAATAAAACAGGTGGTCATGCATTTATCGCCTATGGTTATGAAGAAGCTAAAAAATATTTAGAAAGAACATTATGAAAATGAACTCAAGTCACCCAAATTGGAAAATTAAAGAAACACAGTTCAAAAGTAAAATAACCCAAGAAGAAATAGACCTTATTAAATCTATGAAATCTGATGGTAAAACTTTCTTAGACGTTTACTACGTCCTACTTCAAAGACACTGTGACCCTATTACTAAAGAGTTTGACCCTGGTATTAGAACATTATTGTCATGGGCTAGACGTTATTAATATTACCTATTGCAATGGGTTAGGTATTAGGTTATTATGAATTATATGAACAAATTTATAGAAACATTTAATCAAATTGAACAGCAGTATTTAGACTGTATAAAGATAGGGTTTATAGCAGGGATTGGCGTAACCCTAATCATACTATCACTAGCCTCAATGAGATATTTAAGAGAGAGTGAGGAGGCAATATTTCAACAGCGTGCAGAGTTTGAAGGGCAGGCAATGGCAAGTGCAGAGAGGACTTGTGGGGGTAGAGTAGTTGAGTTTGGAAGGACTGGTAATAGTTATTTTGTAAAGTGTAAATAATGCAAAAAACATCTGTAGAGGCTTATTACTCATTAAAAAATAAGGTAACTAAAAAGCAACAAGTCTATGACACTTTAATGTTGATAGAGCCTGCTTGTAACTTAGAGGTAGCAAAGAAATTAGGTTGGGACATAAACAGAGTTACACCGAGAATGAATGAGTTAGTTAAAGAAAATAGAGTTGAAGAATCAGATAGACATAAGACAGCTTTAACAGGTAAGAAAGTAATATATTGGATGATAAAAGATATTAAGGAATAACCATTATGAAGAAACAAAAAAAAGCAATAGAGTCTTTTAAAAATAAATATTTAAAACCATCAAATAAATCTATAGTTTTAGATGATGTTATAGAAAAATCTTTTATATCAGGTCAAGAATATGAAAGAAAAAATAATGTTAAAGCAATAGACAAAATAATAGAACAACTTTACTTTATAAAAAACACAAAGCCAAAGGAATAATTTATGCAGAAACAAAACAAACAAGAGCAGTGGGAGAAAGAGTTTGAAGATAAGTTTATTGAAGCAACTCAACTTAATGAATATGGAGATTATGATGTTTCTTTAAAGAATGAACCACAGAAAATGTTCAACTTTATTAAAGACATCATCTCTCAATCCAGACAAGATGGATTTAATGAGGCTTGTGAACAATACGGACACACTAACTAAGGAAACCTAAACCATTATGCAGAAACAAAGTAAACAAGAGCAGATAAGAGAAATACTTAATAAATACTACATCTATGAAACAAGAGAACAGGTAGAACAGGGGTATAGTGTTAATAGCAGACTAGAACAAGAGTTATCAGACCTCATAACTCAAACAGAACAGCAAAAGACACAAGAGATAGTAGAGATGATTGAGAAAACAAAGTCATTTGGATGGTGTCAATCTGGAAATGATCCATCAAATCACACTCAATGGATAAATAAAAATTACCTACTAACTAACTTAAAGGATAAATAATATGAAAAATTACGAAGTGAGTTTAAAAATAACAGATATAGAACACGAACAAATAACTGCAAAAGCAAATAGTATTGAAGAAGCTATTGAATTAGCAAAAAAAGATATTAAGTTTCAATATCCAAATGCAAAGATTGAAGTAGTAGAAGTACAAGAAGATTTCTTCGGTTAAAGGATAAATAAAAATGCAATGTTGTGTTTGTAAAACTAAAATTAAAGAATTTAATGAGTGGATTTGTGAAAAGTGTGAAGGTATGCACCATCAAGGTTGTTCTGGTGATTCTGATGAAGGATATGGAGAAAACCCTGATGAGTCTGCATATTCTATATGTGAAAAATGCATTAACTTAAAGGAGGAGAAATGAAACAAGATGAGTTTGATAAAAGATTTAAAGAAATAACTAAAGAAATAGAGTTAAGGAAGAAAAACTGCAAGCACAAAGATGTTGTCTTTAAAAAATGTATGAATTGTGGATTTAACTTAAAGGATAAATGATATGACAGTTGGAAATATTTTAATGACTATATGTAATATGCACGTGGTTGAATTATTGTTTGTTCTCATATCTATGGCAATTA